GGGGAAGTCACCGAAAATAATTTTCAAGTGAACGCTTAACAACTTGCACCCAAATGAGAGAATAAAAAATTCCTTCGAACGCATGCGCGATCGAATTGAAAAAAGTTCTCTAAAAGGGAAAAATCGCGCACACTTACCTGCTTAATACAGGACCACTAGGTGCTTAGTGGTATCTCTACAAATCCCTGTAGAGAAGGGGTAAACCGATAAAGAAGAAACATGTGAAATCTTCACCGACCGCTGTAAAACGATCGGAAGTTCTCGCAAGGTTTCCAAGCCAGGATGTTTTTCCTAAATTCGGTTCAAATGGGTTTGTATCCTTGTTGGCAGCAAAATTTGGATTAGTACGACAATGAGAAAATCTCTTGTTATGATAGTACGGTACTTCAAATAATAACGAGCGCGTATCTTGCGCCATACCGTTGAGACCACAACTATTAATATAGGTCAAAACTGTTGCTGCACGACCGGTGACGGTATAAGCCGAGTCAGTCGTAGACGTTTGCGCATTTATTTTATGACGGATGGATCCTCTCCATCCGACATACATGGACATCACATATTCCACAAGAGGGATACGAGCGGTTGAAACATCATCTCTATTGGGAATAAGACCAGAGATTACCGATGCGTATCGAGTAACTTGGGTATATCTGCGCAAAAGTGTTCTTAATGAAGGGACAACTTCACCAAAGAACACTAAATTTGTGGCATCAGAAATTACTATGGATTGATCTCCAATAGGCTCAATTGGTGCGCCGCCAATGGGGGCATTATCTTGAGCATCTGTTTCCACTTCCATCACACTTTGGGGTTCCACTGAATTGTCAGAACTCCTAAATGTGATAGAATCGCCGGCCAAACGATCGACAGGAACGGCAAATTCCACGTCTGGGCCTCCTCTCTGGAACATATTAATAGAAACGGAGTTAGCCAAAGAAGGATCTGGAGAGGTAAGAGGGGTTAAAACTTCAACTCTAATCTGTCCATTATGATACCTAGGCTCGCATGTTAGCCCAGTGCCAGTTCCTTTCGGAAAGGCTGTTGAACCAATTGCAATATTCTCAACGACAAGAAATGGTTCACGAGCATGCCATGCGATAGGTATTTCGAAATCACGAGTGTTTTCAAGGTCAATAATGCGAGAATAGACCTCATTGAGAGCGCCAGTGGCAGTAGGACCCACTGGATCATAAGTGATTCGAAGTTTGCCGCGATGCAATGCGGAAGCAACTATTTGAAAGCGATAGATAAGAGTGCCTCGCCAATATTGAAACAAAATTGCACATGCGCAACTAGGCGTAACCATAGAACGCCAAGGAAACACACTGCTATCAGTCTCAAAATATGTCGGGGTTACATTCAAGGACATAAGGACTTGTCCAGAGTTTTGAGCCTCTGTCCAATCAACTTTATCAATGAAAGACTCTCGTGCCACAATAGACGAAATAGACATCTCATCACAGGGTGTTAGTCCCACTGTGCGAGGATCAATTGTTAATTCGCCTTTAACGTCTGTGCCCAATCTCATGACAGGATCAAAGGTGTTGGTTGTAGCCAATTCACCCATTAACCTATCTTTATAGATTTGAGAATTAGTCACAATTTGTGGTCTGGAAAATCCAAACATTTTCGCTATACCGCCCACTCCTTTAGCCACCATTTCAGTGGCCTTCGCATAGGGAGCGAACATAGGTATATCAGAAGCATAAGAAGCAGCCTTAGCAACAGCTGAAGCGGTGGAGGAAACGGGAGAATCCGAAAATTCGGATTGACCCGTCCAAGCTCCAAAATCAGCTGCGGTAGGCGTGCAAATGAGAGCGTCTTCCATCCAAGCGTAAATCCGAATATTACAAGTTCCTGCAGAGGAATTCGCATGTCGGAGTTGGTTCATGGAATGGAGGTACAAACGTCCCATATCAGATACTGATGATGCATTAGTTAAATCCATAAAATTTTCCGGACAAAAGAAGGGAAGAGTCATCTCTCCACCCTCACTAGTGGTAGGATCAAGGAAAATATGAGGCATCTGAGTGAGTTGCATCCGTCTACACTCAGATAAATCGGCAGCTTTGGGATGCATGGACATAGTCGCCCGAGGCTCATACGACATTATAAAACGTCCGAACAACAGGGGATTACCCGTTATTACGGCACGAATGCGCAGATGCCCGCGAATATGTCGAAAACCTTCGATACGTTTCTTCACTAAAGGATCATTCATAAAAGAAGACCACGGATCGATGGTATTGGCAAGCATATTACCCAATGCTACGGGGGTGACAAAGATCTCCACTGGCCGGTTCAAAAAAGAACCCAGTGGTGTATCAGTAGATTCGCCAGTCTTATATGTTGATTCAAGTTCACTTGTCATATGAACTCCGGCAGGTGAATCAGCATGGGCAAAGGTTAAGGTGCCCACCTTTTGAGTAGAATCCGACTCCTCGGTTATGTTAAATAATTTTACGTTTTGAGCAGTATTCTATGTACAGAAATGAGACAATACTAGTTCACAATTCCGGTTTCCTAATTATGTAATCGCAACACAAGCCTAACCCCACTTCGCAAGAAGGATCGAAGGGGGCTGGTATCCAATATGTAAACGTCCTATTTTGGTTTATCCAATATTGTACGGTAGGACCCGCACAGAGGGATGCCGTTTTACGCCAGACCCAAGGCGGAACGAGCGCTTTAGACGTAGCGCTCAGACGTTTTCGCAATCATGGTAGAGTGGTCGACCGTAATCTCCCTACTCAAGTGAATGATGCAATGCTTGGTCAAAACGGCCTTCATTTGCTCTCTGCGTTTCTCATAGTGTTCTCGACCATAAAATGCCCACTCCCGTAAAGCTCCGTCAACATTGACGGCAGCAGCTTCCTCGGGAGAAAGAGATTTAGAATGTAAGACACTAAGCAAAGATTTCCAAATCGAAGATTCGTGCAATTTTCCCACACGAAATGGAAGTCCATCAACTACAGCTGAATACCGCTGCAGAAAAACCAAGTCCTTTAAAGGGACAAATGGCTTAGCTACAGCATCTTTGATTCCAGGTGTTATCTTTAGACCATACGTGGCAAGGTACTTTTGCAAGGTGATAAAGTTGAAATTGCGTCTCCAAAAAGAAACAGTGTTAATAAAATCATCACCGTAATTGACATGAGAAACGTAAGTTCGAAAATCACCGACCTTGGAATTGGGATAAATTGAGTAGAAGGCACATCTATTCATCAGGCTATTATCCAAGCTATTGACGTTCACTGTGGCAGGAATGCCAGAAGGTGTGGACCCATCAAGAGCATACACGTATCCATTATAGCTCACCAGTGGGCGTAGGACACAAGCAGGAATAAATTGCATGATTACAAGATCTTCGGCGGCGTAACTGCCCAAAGATGCGATCTCAATCATAATTCGATAAGAAGCTCCACTAATATCAGGAGATTTTCTCAAATCATATTTGCTATGATCGCCATCAAAGGCTCGCTGGAAGCGCTCGAGGTGTTGCATGAGTTCCTCCCAATCAGGAGAGAGACAATTAATACCAACGGCGCACTCACTTGTAGAGGTGCACATCTGTAGCACTCTGAAAACGGGTGTGTAATACTTCCGAATGATAAGAGTACAGCAAATTTCTCCAACCATGTAAAGTCTGACTTTTTCCTTAGTTACCAATGTGGGCTCATCTTTCGGACAACCCATAAACAACCAAGGAACACGTATGCCAGTCTTCAATTTGGCGAGTTGGACGTCAACCTGATCCCAAACTTCTTTGAGAAACTGTTTTCTTTCTTCACCCATATCACTGATATAGGTGGTGATCCAATTCTTCTTGCCTCCAGAGAAATTAACTCCCATCGAGGAATTCCAGTTAATAGCGTCAATGTGGCGCAAACCACTAATTCCGTTCAAAACTTCATCCCAGGATAAAGGTTTCAAATCTTTGAGAAGATATTTGGGCAAATTGCGAAAGGCAAACAGATAATCCTGGACAGCCCACTCCAAATCATGTTGGGGCAATCCTGGTGAAGTTTGAAAAGCAAAAGCAGCTGATTTAGGCCACATAGATCTTCCGAATTTCGGTTTATCAAATTCCAAACCCGGAGGAGCCAAGAGAGCAATATCCTGCGCAATGATTGTAGGGCGTACCGAACTTTTGTAAAAGGCTTTAGTTTCACGCTCTCCCATAAATACGGCACCTTGATTGGTGACGTAAGTATCGGGATCATGTTGCTTAAGCCACTCTACTTGATCAGTCATGTACCCATTCGGCTCATGATCTGCCACCGCGAAGGTGGGATGACCATTCACTGGCGGATTCCACTCAGCCGGGTGAGATGCACTCAACAACGTGTGGGGCTTGGCCATGACAATCTTAAGAAAAGCCTCTATTTGCCTATGACTGGGCAAGTAAGAGACACCACGGTTCAAGTCAACTTTACGGCCACCGAAGTGGACTCCTAGAATGGTGGGATTCGCACCCAAAGAACAATACACGCCACCGCACAATCCAACATAAGTGGTTGTAGGCCACTTCCAGTCGAGTACGATATTGTTGTTCGCATCAGCAGTTACAGTGCCATCCATTTCTGGACGATCGGCAATGAGGCCCAACTCATCCTTGTGGAAGAATTTGGCACGAACTGCTATAGGATTGACATTAAAATATGGAATCAGATTACGCTTGCTGCGATAACTGACGTAGACGAAAGCCATATCCGACTGATTCCCACACAGGACGCAATTCTCAGGGCCGACAACAACAATCTTAGAAGAAGAAGGACTGGTATTGTCCATGATCTTCCAAAAAGTCGTGTCCCTAGGAACGGCATGAGCAGGAATAAGAGCACAATCTGTCTGAAACCAAAAGATATCTGAAAAGAAAATCCAATCTTCCTTCGGTTTAACAAACAGCATAGATAAATTCTTTTTGCACAATCCGTGCAATTGGGAATCCGTCATGGTCCGATTATCCACGGACATGTACTTTTCGACTACGGTATTCATCCACACATCTTTGGTATTATTCTTCGCGATCAATTCTTCCTCAGATAAACCCATGAAATTTTGGTTTTCAATGGGAGAATAATCGTGATTTACACGCAACTCTTTTTCAGACAGGGTAGCGGTAAAATCAACAGGCGGTGGTAATTCCAAAGACTCAGAAGGGGCAGAGTTGCTCACATAAAGGGATCGGAGCATGATAGCAGCAGTGCCAGCAATAAAACCTAAACCTATAACTTCCAAGAGTGCTTTAATGTAGGGGTTGTACTTGTCGCGATGGGCCTCAGCCACATCAGAGATTGCAGTTCTACGATCAGACAGAGTTTGATAAGCAGATTGCCTCAAAAGAAGCGAGTAACCAGATGCCCAAAACCACATAGTAAAACCAGTGGTGATAAGCAACATGTGGTACGATCCGCTAAAACAACATCTTTGAAGCAAGCCAAGGCCAAATAAGAAAAGGCCTCTCGCTCCATACGTATGTGCAAGTTTTATGCGACGACACAGTTTAACGTCCTGCAGTACAGGGGCAAGACGACGGACAAATCCAGTGTCCCAAAGATTGTCGGGTAGCCAATACCACCACTGAAGAAAATCCTCAGTGCTGATGTGATCGACTAAAGTGGAAACAACCGAATCAATGGCTTTTTCCCACCCCAACAAACGTCCTAACCAGGTCCCAATAAAGGGAAATTCTCCCAGTCTCTCAATGGTGGCTTTACGGGCGCTCTTCCAAAAGGAAGCTGCGACCCAGTCGGCAACTAAAGAGGCTGATTGCTGTTCAACTTCTTCCTCGTGAGGAGGCAGCCGTTCAGGCATCGGAAGATCATCATGGACAGTGCCATGCCCGCAGTCAGCAATAATTTCCATAGCTGATGGGTTAGGTCTGGGTGGTGGTCGACCTCCACGGCCTCGT